ATTGTACTTGTCATAATTATTGAAATTTATACCTTATTATTACTATACCTGAACCTCCAGATCCTCCGGATCCTCCAGGATTTCCTCCACTAGCACCACCTCCACCACCAGTGTTAGTTGTGCCTGCAACTCCATTACATCCTGTTTGACCACCAGCACCACCGCCACCAGCACCACCAGCACCACCAGCATATGGTGTATCTGGACTTGGACCATCACCACCTCCACCAGCTCCACCACCGCCAGCTCTTGCTGTTGGTGTTGCATTAATTGAACTTGTTGCTCCTGCTCCACCTGCTCCACCAATGTGACTTGGTGCACTAGCACCTGCACCACCCGCACCTATTGCTCCACCACCACCACCTGATGCACAGTTTCCAGCAGTTGCAGCTGGATTACTTCCACTTTGTCCTTGAGGAGGAGTTACAGAAGGTGTATTTCCTGTTCCTGCTCCAGCGTTAGCTACACCGCCTCCTCCAGATCCACCACTTGATCCACATTCAACACCACCTCTTGCTCCACCAGCTCCACCACCTGTTGATGTTATTGTTGAAAAAATTGAATTAGCTCCATTAGCTCCTTTTGTTTCAGGTCCACCTGAAGCTCCACCTCCACCTACTGTAATAGGATAGGCTGTTGCTGGAACTACTAAAGCAGGGACTGGACTTGGAGAAGAACCTAATGGAGATACGGTATAACATCCAGAGGCTGTTCCTCCAGATTCTCTATAACCACCAGCTCCACCACCAGCTCCTGATCTTGAAGAACCTCCACTACCTCCACCAGCTCCTCCACCTGCTACTACTAAATAATCTACTGAAGTAGAACCTCCAGGATTACCTGCACAAGATACTGTAAAAGTACCTGGACCTGTAAAAGTATGAATTTTAAAATTACCTGATGTTGTTATTGTACCACCTGTTGCTGTTACAAATTTTGGAGGAACTACTAAATCACTTTTTTTTCCAGATTCAACAACTACCCATCCTTGTGTTGCATCTGCATAAACTAAAGTAACAGCAAGTCCTTCTGTAGTCATTTCTACATTAGAAGTACTACCATCTATATTTGAACCATTTCTTGCTATGGTAATTGCATTTGTGTCTGCTGTATTTAAATAATCTTTTATAGATACGATTGCACCTGCACTAGGAGAAGCAGGTAATGTCACCGTGATCTCTCCAGAAGTTGTATTTACAAAATAACCTTCTCCACTTACAGCTGTAAAATCTGATGTTTTGATTGATGTCTGCCAATCAACAGAACCTTCTCTACCGAAACCTGATTGAGTAGCGCCACTAGCTAAAGTTACAGCTGTACCTGATCCACCTAATGTTAAAGTTGAACCACTTTGTTTATCTATTGCATCTACTTCTATTTTACTCATTAAACTACTACTACCGTTCCTGTTATTGTTTGTGTACCAGTTACTGTAACTGGTCCTGCTAATACTCCTGAAGCAACTGTTTGAGTTTCGTCAAGTGTTGTTGCATGTGTTACAACATAACCTGTAGCTGTCATAGATGGTGACATAGCTCTCTTCGCTGGTAGTGTACAAAAAACATTTTTAGTACCTGCAGAAAAGTTTACTGCACTATCAGAATTTGATGATGAGATAATTGTTGTTCTTGATAAAGTATCAGGTGAAGCATCGGTTACTGTACCAATACCTACCTCAAACTCACCAGCTGAATTTAATTCAATTGCATAGTAAGTTGTATTACCAGTTCCAATTCCTGAAACAAAACTTTCATAACCAGTTTCTGCACCAGCTAAACTAAAAGTTCCTGTTCCAGTAGTTGTACTTGTTTCTTTAACTCTATCGTTAACTATTAAAGCCATTACTACTCCAAAATTTTATTACGCGTCGCCAAGTCTAATGATTGCACTAGATGAGTTAGCAGTTGGAAACTGAACAACGAAATCACCGTTAGTTGCAGTTTTTGTTCCGCCAAAGTCTAAAACTAATACAGCTTCATTACTTGTACCTTTATAAATCAGTGCTCCTACTGCTGATAACGTTACAGAACTAAAAGTAGAATCTGCAAAGTCAACATATGCAATGTTACTTGATACTGCTACACCATTGTTAGTTAAAGTATTTCCACCCGCTGTATAGTTTGTACCAGATGAAGAAACTTCATTAGTAGTTGTATAAGCTGTAGTTGAAGTACTAAAACCACCTATAGATGTATAAAGCGCTAGTTTAAAAGTTGATCCACCAGATGAATCAAAATCAAACACGCCACCAAGTAGGTCTGTTTTAAAAGAGTCAGGTACTATATTTGCCATTTAATTGTCTCCTTAAATTATGATGGTGATTCAGATTTAAGGGGAGTACGAATGGTTCCATCTTCCCATTCATCCCGGCGTCTTCGACCTTGTTGTTCGATCGCATACGATTGTAAAGCTCTGTTAAAAGATCCTTCGTAGTATTGTAACATATCTGCGGGACCTTTCAAGTATCCATATGCTTCTACCAGACATCCATACAAAAGTAAATCCTGATATTTATTACTTGTGTAAGTTCCTTGTGTACTTCCTGGTGAAGCTGTTATTGAATCCGGTTGTTTTGTATAAGCTAAAGTAATTAAATTAGTGCTATTTGGTGTAGGTGCTACTACCCAATAATTAGCATCCCAGTTACCATAATACTTCGGTAATCCAGAAGCTGTTCCTGGAGTATTATAATATTCAGCCATAAAACTTGTATCTCTTTTTTCTAAAAAAACTTGATTACCAGATCCGTCAGTTAATTGTACATATCTAATAAATCTTAAATCAGATGGTATAGTTACATATCTACTACCAGCTGCTAAGTTTGAAGTTGCGTAAAATCTATTATCATCAGAATCTGCATCTCTATAAATTCTGTTTTCAGCGTTTTTAATAATTGTTGTTAGAATAGTATTAGATAATACAGAGTCATCTACTTCTGTATAGTTTCTAATGTCATCTTGTAAATTTGCTAAAGTGTAAGCCATTATGGTGTTAGAGTAACTGGTCCTGCAGTTACAAACATTCCTCCTGATTTTTCCGTTACAGTTGCATTACTTCCACAATCAAAACTATAACTATTTGTATCAATAACTGTTATACTAAATCCTGAAGTATTTTCAAATAAAGAATACACCAGGCCTCCGGGGCTTCCATCTACATTTCTAAAAACAACAGTATCACTTGATGATCTTCCATGAGCAGGTTCTGTTACAGTTACAGTACTTGATCCTGAAGTTAGACTCAAAGGATTTCCTGGTAATAAATTTTCTGTAGCAGGTTCAGTTCTATCTGGTCTTGCATTTGATAATCCTTGAGGATCACCTGTAAATCTTGTTGGTTGAATCTGTGGTTGTTTAGCTTCAAATTCTGAATTGTGTACAAAACTTCCATCCCATTCAGTTACCATTTCATTATAAGGAAATGCCATACCTGATCTATCGGATATTGCTTGTGCATATTTTCCTCTTGATAGTTTAGCCATTACACGCTCGGATAATAAGTTTTAGGTGTTATAAAAGAACTTGAAGAAGAACCATCTTCTTGTAAAGCTCTTTGTAATTCATCTTCATATAACATTTTTAATGATTGAATTTTTTCTGGTGAATATTTAACAGCTAAATAATATGCAAGTCCAGCTACCATACAAGGTACAAATCTATAAGGTACATCTGCATCATTAGTATAGTCTCCGGCATCTTGGATTCTTTTTACATAGTAGTAATTAAAAAATTTACCAGCTTGATCAGTTCCTGGAGTTAAATATAAAGTAACAGTTATTTTATCTATAAATCTTTGAACAAAATATTGAGTAGGTTGACCTGTAGAAGTTTTATTAGATAATGCTTGATAAGTTGATCTATTTATTTTTGTAAGAGGTGTATCAATACTATCTGAATTTCTAAAACTTGCTTCTAAAATATCATCAACACCATAAACTGCTGTTGCACTAGATGTACCATCAGCTGTTGATCTAAACATTGTATATGTTGCTTGATTATTAACTAATGTAATTGAATTGTTTGCAACTTCCCAATAATGCAAACCTCTATTAGACCATTCTTGAAACATTATATTTAAAGAACGTCTTGCACTTTTTAATTGGTAACCTGAAACGCCAGATATTCCAATTCTTTCATAAGACTCTTCTACAATGTCTGCAATAGAAAAACCTTTTTCAAAAATTGTAGTTCCAGAAGTTGTGTTAGCCATGAGCTTACGCTCCTGTTATAGTTACTGTAACGCTTCCGCCTGCTCCAGCTAAATTGTAAACAATACCATTTTCAAACTTGATACCTGAACCAGGAATATAAACTTCTAATCCTTCAGTGCCATAGTTATAAGTAGCTACTGCAGTTCCTGGTGTACTTGCATCAGACGAATCATACAAAATTAAAGTTGAACTAGCTATTCCTTTTGCTTGTATAGAAGTAATTCTAGTTCTAGCTGCTCTTGCTAATGTATTGGCTCCAACTGCTGCCATGTTTAATGTCTTCTGATCTGAATCCATATTATTCTCCTTAAAATTAATTTTATGTGGACCCGAAGGTCCACACTAATTATTTATTATGCTTCTTTAGCAAATACACCTTGCACATCAACAACTGTCCAATGAGCTGTTGAGTTCAAAGATGCACATACTATAAAGTCACCAACTTTTGATGTAGATTTTGTATTAATAATATCTTTATCATCAGTTAAAGATCCAGCGTACAAAATACCATCATTAGCATTTGGACTAATAGTTAATGTATTAGCTCCATCTTGACCTGTATTTACAAAAGTAAATACTCTTCCGATAGAAATTGCAGGTAAAGTAAATACCACACCATCAGTAGATGATGTAAAAGTTTTACCAGAATCTGCATTTGTAACTGTGTAGCTAGCGGATTTGTCTTCTAGATTGAATCCAGTTAAACCTGCTTCGTTAAATTTACCTTGCAGTACTGGTCCTCTAAATAGTGTTTTAGCCATGATTATTCTCCTAGTTGTATTCTACATGGTCTCTAGGCCGTCGACTATACTGCGTCCATGCAGAATATTAATTTATGTATAGTGAGTTTTTTATATACTAGTTTTGAGTAGAGTGCAAGAAGTCCTACAGTGCGGAGTGGAATTTTTCCAACGATGTAGCTTTTGTTTAAGTAGCTACTGAAACTTCAGGAGCAGAACTTTCAACAGTGTTCTGTAAGTGAGCGATTCTAGCTTCTTCTAGCTTGATGTCTGTAATGATCTGTTTGACTTTGTCGTCAATTCTAACCATTTCAAGAGTGTATCTATCGTTAGAGAGATGCTCCTGTTCCCACTTCAACTCCAAGGACCTTTTTTGTTTGTATAGGTCTTGTATCATCTATAACCTCCTCATAGGTTATTCTGTATTTATCGGAAGCAAAAACTTTAGTTCCGATATGTTCCCATTTTATAACATTTTCTCCTAGTTTGTCAACTATGGCTTGTTCAAGGGAAACTGCATTATCTTCTGATAACACTTCAAATCTTGCGTAGTGATCGTAGGCATTTATTGTAACTGTAAATTTTTTCATGAAATTCCTTTCTACTTTCATAATGAGGCGGAACT